TCGATCCGTCTCGTATAAATAAATTGCCGTCCAAGTTTTCAGCGTGTCTCTAAAATCAGAGGTCGCAATCGTACGATCAACGTCACCGGCTATACTCTCAATACGACTACGTGGGACGGTATTATTATTCACGCTGCCAGTCATGTCAGTGCGCTTTTCAGCCTCGTCGCACCGACTGATCTGTTCGACAATTTTTGAATACCAGAACGAATCTTGGATGTTGTTGACAGCTTCCTCTAGACGCGCTTGGTCACCAGCCGGGACAGACGTCAGGTTATAACCCAGGTGCCAGCGGACTTTAGACTTGAGGAAGGTATCGAGTTGCATTACTGAAACGAAATGCGTTACAGGTACACCATCTCAGATGTACCCAGTAACACACTAGCACGCGCAAATAATTACTCGACGCGCACTAAATTTTCCTTGAAAATTTCATCCCAATCAACACGTTTAATCCCCTTAAGTTGCTCTAATCGTTGGAAGCGCTCACCAGGCATCGACATCTGAAGATCTTTAATATCTCGAGCAGTTTTCAGTCCTACACCAGGGAGACAATCAGCAATTTGCCGTGCGCTGGCGGTATTGATATTCAGTCGTGTATCAAGAGGAAAAGTTTCTTTTTTTGTTGGCTTGGCTGGATTCACACCTTCAGATTCCAGCTGAGCAGTCAAACGCTCCTCAGTCTTAATTTGCTCAGTAGTGGCATCAAGATGAGGAGTCAAATCCGATTCATCAATGTAGAGAACCTCGTCTTGAGAATCAATACACATGACGATCCCGTCGCCATGTTTGGAAATCATCTCAACCAAACCGCCGGTTACACGGTATTGATACAGCATCGTTGTAATTAAGTCTCTGCTTAGCCTACCAAACTAAACCCACACATACAACTAGACACAAAAAAGGGGCTCCGAGAAGCCCCTTCGTTGTGTCGATATATCGATCAGCTGTCGCTACCGCCCACTTGAGAGGCGAAGTCGATGAAGCCCTGGATATCGTTCCAGGACACAGCAGCAGCAGGACGCAGGTAGTTGACACGGCACAGCAGGTAAGCAGCCTTACCAGCGGTGGAATCGTCGGAACTGATGTACACACCGTCGCCGTTCACCGAAGTATCGGTAATGGCGTTCATGTTGTAGACCTTGAACAGCTGGTCCGAAGTCACCTTGTAGAACATCGAGTTGGCAGCGTTAGCAGCCGTGATGCCGCCAGTGGTGACGGTGGTCCAGAAGGGCAGGTCGCCAGCGGTGGTGTCGCTAGTGCCCTGGGCAATGCCAGAAGCACCGATGGTCAGGCTGGAGCTAGCTGCAGCAAGACCATTGGCCTGAGAAGAAGGCACGCCGAAAGGGCTGCCGGAGTTGTCAGGGCCGAGGAGCAGGATCTCGGTGTTGGTGCCGAGCAGGTCGGCGGTCACAGGGGAGGCAGGGAAGCCAGCCAGACCACCGGCGGGGATATCCTGAGCCAGAGCAATCGAAGCGCCATAGATATAGGCAGGACGATCAGCACTGGCTTGCACCGTCAGGGTGGTGCGGTTGTCACGCACCCGGTCGTCAGGACGACGGTCGGGAGAGGGGACAGTGATGTTGAAGCTCTTGTAGTTAGCTTTATCAGCGGCGAGGTTATCGACTTTGATGTAGCCAATCAGCTCGAAAGCTTCAACGCCAGGCCAGCCATACACACCTTCGGTGTTGTAGGAGGACAGGCGGTTGATTTGATTACCGGGCTGAAGAATAGCACCGGCTTCTTCTTTGTAAGCAGCCATTGTTAAGTACCTCCCTTATCACTCAGTAATGGTAAAGGCACAGGTCACGAAGTCCTTGTTCAGGTTCGCGAAACCGGCGTACAGCTGCCAAATCAGGATGATGAAGCGGCTGAAGTCGTCGTTGTTGTTGATCAGAACTTGAGCGTTCGGACCACCGATGCCCACGCCCACAGCTTGAGGACCGAAGAACAGGGCAGGAGGAGTGTCGTGAGAAACGGAACCGTCGCCGTCGTTGATGTCAACGGTGATGGTCTTGCTGGGGAAGTTGGTGGACTCGAAGAACCGCACACCTTCAAACACAAAGCCGGAAGGCATCACAGGTTCGCCAGCCACGAACTGAGCTTGGCCAAACTGACCACCGCCGTAGAGGGCGGCGTTCGGAGCCATCATGCCCATCAGAGGGTTGGGGGCGCCGGTGCCAGGATAGCGAGCCACTTCGCGGAAGCCTTGGTCAGCACGCAGGTCCTTCATGAAGGAAGGATCAGCGATACAACGGTAGTAACCGTCGGCAAACACAGGCACGTTGCGCTTGCGGAGGCTCTTCACAACGTTCAGAAGGTCGGTCTTAACGTTGAACTTGAAGCGCTCGGAAGCGTACTCAGTGGCGGTGTAGGTAGCCAGAGTGGTGGTACCAGTCTTGGCGTGGTTGTTCGGATAGTAGTAACCACCCTGGGTGTCGGAAGACTGACCACGGGACTCGGACTTGAACAATTCGTCCAGGAACACACGGTCGCGCCAGCGGCGGTAGTCATCCAGCAGGGTCAGCGAACCGATGGACTGGTGGAACATGTTGAGGTTCCCGGTGTCCAGCAGCAGACGCTGAGCGGTCATCAGAGTCTCACGAGCAATCTTGAAGGTGCTCGGGAGGTTGGCGTTGTTCGGGTCAGCAGGACCGGTGTATTCACGGAGAGACACCAGAACCTTGTCCTTTACGATGGACCGGCTGTTAGCAGTACCGATGGTTTGATCCTGGGTACGCTCACGGTTGGTCTTCGTGCCGGGGTTACCCCAGAAGCGGTAACGATCCAGCTGGACGGTTTGACCAGGCTGTTTGGTGAAATCGTGGACGACCACAGGCTCGCAAGCCATTTCCACGATGTAAGCCGGATGGGGGCGGTACAGCTCCGCACCCAGCAGCTTAGGAAAGTCGTTATCAATAAACATGTTGGTTTCTCAGCGTAGGGAAAGCTGATACCTGAGACCCAAAAGGCCTCAAACTCAACAGCCAAAGCTGTTTAACTCTGGAACTGTTGGTTCCATTAAAAAAATTATAGCAACACTTACTGTTTCTAATTATTTAAGTTGGCCGGCAAGGGCGCGCAATCCACGTCCAATCGCCACGTTACGTGCGCCTTCTAGTGCGGTTCCAACTCCATAGCTCGCCAGCTGGGCCATCCGCATCGCCGGTGAGATTGGGATGCCTGCTTCCTTGAGATAGCCTGCGCCACGGCGAGTCGCCTCGACTTCAGAGGCAATGGTTCCTAATTGATTTAAATAACCGCTGCCAACGCCCAAGGCTACAGCCCTTCTTGTGGACGGTGCAAATGCGCCGGCAGCAATCTGTGTTGCGGTTTGAATTAAAGGATGCAGCGCACCCCCATAGGTTCGCCGTTGCACTTGTTGAATTAGTCCCGGTTTGGCATCAATGGAGCGGTGGCCAAGTTCATGCGCCAGAATGAACTGGCTTGCCTGCGGACCATACTGAAGGGAGTCAACGTTATTTTCTGGATCAAACTGATAAGAGCCGCCGCGTCCCATTCCTGGATTCATCACAGCTTTGGGCGCCGCTTTACCGACATCTTTACTGTGGGCAAACAGAAGCGCTTTCTTTTTAGCTGCTGCCCTAAGTTGATTCTCTGGATCTATAAGAAGTCCGGTTTCCTTCTCAGCTCGTCTGTAATAAGCGTTACTTAAGCCTTCCATCAACAGCGGGGAACCTAATGCAGTTGCTGCATTAAGTCCAAGCGCAATGGCTTGCTCGCGCCCCACAGATGCCATCAGGCTTCAGGGTTATAAACGGGCATGCCAATCATGCCGCCGCCAAGCATGTTGCCAGGGGTGTAGAGGTTGGGATTCATGGCACCCATGGCGTGATACGGATTCACAAAGCCATCAGCAGGTTGGAGGTCAATCTGTGGGGACTGAACTTCAGGATCAATGGCACCGCCTTTAAGCATCGCAGCAACCTCTAATGCTTGCTTAGCTTGAGTGGCTTTCTTCTTAGCGTCCTGGCGAGACGATTTTTTCATTTCAATCTTCCTCAGATGTTTGATAGGAGAGCGGGAGGTTGCCACGGGGGATCACCATGGAATCCTTCATGCGGTGCTGCTGGGCAACAAGCATGTCCTGCATGTTCTGACCCTGGCGCAAGTGATTGCCAGCCAGGAGACCCATGCCACCAAGCGGAGAGCCTGGGACTGCCAGGTTCAGGTAACCAGATTGCAGATCAGCGGGCATCACGTTACCGCCAACAATGGGTCGATCACCTGCCATGCGCTGACGCTTCTCCTCGGGTTGGCGAGATGCGGCAACACCTGCAGCCATACCGGCTGCACCAGCTCCAAGAAGACCTGCAGCCATGCCGCCATAACCAAGAACACGGGAACCAGTGAGATTCTCCATGCCTGGCAGCTGATTTTTCTGGAAACCTGCCACGGCGGAAGCACCTGCTTTTACCCGTTCGGCCATGGCGGCGGCACCCATTTTCTCCAGTCCGGATGCAACCGGAGCTGCAACGGATTGGGCTACGCCTGCAACTCCGCCACCTAATTGACTAGCTGAACGTTGAATACTTCCAGGTACTGCGCCGGCAACACGCTCAGTTAATCCTTTTACTCTTGCCCTGATGTCTGCCATAAATACAAATAAAAAGGGGCAGCTATTGCTACCCCTTATTTTACTTTTACTAAGTTCTAGATCACTCCATCACCAGAAGCTTCTGACGGAAGGCTTCAGGGGAAGCCATGTTCAGATAGCGCCAGGCGTTACCGGGGTCGCGCTCAGCCAGGGCACCGAAGTTGTTCCAGAAATCAACGGGTTGATTCTGGGCCTGGGGTTGCGGAGGAACCGGCATTTCAGGACGCTGGTACTGGGCAGCGGGAGCCTGAGGCATCGGAGTCACACCGGTGCGGATGCCAGCAGGGGCCATGCCGATCTCCTCATCGGGAATCGGGTAGGGGCCATTCTCACCGAAGAACTGGCAGGTGTAATCAGCCAGCACATCGGGATCGGTCAGGATGGTCTCGTAAGCGCGGTGCTCATTGGAGAGTTCCTGCAGCAGGGCCACAGCTTCCTGCAGTTGCTGATTGGTGGTGATCAGCGAATCTTCCAGACGGCAGGAATAATCGTTGAGGATGTTGGCAGCGTCGGGACCAAAGTGGTCAATGACGGCCAGGCTCTGCTCACTTACGCCGTTGGCGAGGAGCTGGTCCCGGCTGATTTCCTGCGAAGTTTGGGAAGAGTTGCTGGAGTAAGCCTGGTTGCTGTTGGTTCCAGGCTGCCAGGTCTGCATCCCCTGGCTGCTGTACGGGGTTGCCGCTTGGGAACCGTAGTTGGCCGGGGCGGTTTGTTGCGTCGCCACGGACTGTTGACCCTGGAACGGGAATTGGACGGGCGAACTCAGGAGACCCACCACCCGGTTGAACGCCTCCTTGTACGGGTTCTCCGCTTGCTGAGGCGCCGCCTGGGGGTACGACTGAGTAAGGCTGTAAGGGTCGGCTACCCCCATCTGGGCCTGCATTTGCGGGGCTGGGGCCACCGCTTGCTGGTAAGGAGCCACCCATTGGGGCGCCGTTGAAACCGCCGGAGCTTGTGCCGCCGTCTGCGCCACCGGAGCCCCGTAGCTGATCGGTTGGGTCGGGGATACTTGGGGTGCCGATTGGGTCGGCATTGCGGTATCGGCCTGCATAGGTTACCTCTTTTTGTAGGCTTTCGAGAGTTCGGTAAAGGAACGGAGTGAGATCAAGTCTCGGGTCCGCAGCCATCGGAAGATCCGGTTGCTGCGGGTGAGGTGTCCGCATTTCTTGATTGATGAGATCAATAAATGTGGAGTAGGCCCTCTGTACTTGACCCACCATACGGAAGGGAAAACCGGAAAGCATTCCGGCAATCTCATCATCCGTTTTTGAAGGGAACAAATACTTCAGTGCTTCAATGCTATCAACCCCTAATTCCTGTAGGTTTCGAGTGAAGATAGACTGGTTCAATTTATCCTGTGCAGTATCTTCGTACACAGGTCCCATCCAGCGCCATGCCACTGACCGATCACCATCAGGAGCAAGACCAAGCACCCCAGGAGGTATCTCTTTAGTTTCCAGAGCTTTGTCGATAGCTTTCTGTAAACCCTTCTCGTAGCGTGCTTTAGCGCGTTCATATTTTTGAACTGCCTCTGGTGTTTCTTCTGTTGGAGGCTCTGGATACTTTAGGCCCGATGCGTAGGCCAGTGTCTTGCGGAAGATTTGCTCCTCCTGGAAGATCATCAACTCAAAGCATTTGCAAATGCCGTAGGTATAAAGTTGCAGACACTTCTTCTTAGCGGTGGCGCTAACCCGCCCATAAGCCGACTTAATTTCAGTGGCGGTGACATTGGTAATTGAAAGGTCATCAATACCACCCAGCGACAGGCGGATCTCAGAACGCAGCTGATCAACGTAACGGGCCTGGTCGGTGCTCACAGCGTTGGGCGTAATGAAGCCGACGCGGTCTGTTGGCTCCAGGTTGGCAATCACCCGTGGCACCCGCATACCACCACCAGGCTGACCGATGTAACCGGGGGCGTTGCGGGTTACAGGGTCCTGCTTGAAGGTAGAGCTAGAAAGGCTGAACTCCGATTGGAAACCTGAGGCACTGGCGATGCTGGGACGTTGAACAACGCCATCTTCCGAGCGGGTTTCAACGATGTCCTGTTTGGGACGGGAGGACAGCAGAGTCGGGTTACCAAAGAAGGAGAGGTTTGCCCGGATGTTTTTAACCATCTCATCGTGGGCAACGATCTGGTTGGCAATCCACTCAAACTCACCGCTGCCATCGGTGCCAAAAGCATCGGGATTGTTAAAGACCTCAACACATGGAATGAACTCCATGGTGTTAATTACAGTCTTCTTATCCAGGGTGGCGAACTCCTGAGGCATGTCGAAGTTCAGTTCCTGCTCGCTGTGGAACTCCTCGATCTCCGTGGCTGTAATCCGCAAACGCATATAGCGTTTATCTGTCGACAGGCCGACATTGCCAAAGCCCCGAGAGGACTTCACCTTATAGGGATAGATGATGACAACTTCTTCCAGTTCACCATCAGGTGAGTAGTAGGTTCTATAGGCGTCTTTATCGAACCAGTACAGGCGATAGGTCTTCTGGGTAGGGCGAATGTAGAACAGGCCCTTCCCGTATGCCAGGAACCGGTCCCAGATGGAATCTAAGCGGGCATCAAGCTTGTTGAACTTGACAACCTGCTGAACAAAATCAAAACGTTGTGTACCGAAATTATCTTGCTCTGGATAGAATTCGACGCCCTGCCGAATCCCAAACATTTTCATTTGGGAAAGGTGGGCGCTGATGAGCATGGTGTCAGCAGCCCCGGTTGCTTCCCGGTTGACGGCTGCTTTGAGCATCCCTTCAAGGATGGATTTGCTTTCGCTCATCAGTTTTTAGTACCTATATCTATTATGACTCAATTTCGTAGCCAGCGGAAATACGGCGTAGGGTAATGGTGTCGTCATCTACCTCAACATCAAAACGTTCGTTAGGTGTGAGGGCCATGTCATGACACAGCTCATCCGGCAACGGGATGATGACAGAACCGTAGGCGTCTTGTTCTAACTCAATGGCGTAGTAGCTGACAGACATTATTGAGCGTTAGTTCAAGTTTAAGTTGCGTCAATACTCTATGGTACCTAACTTCAATATTCCAATTCAAGCTTACCCCGAGACATCAGGCCATTACAGAGCCAGATCAAGGAATCCACGCAGTCGTCGTGGCTGCTGACACCGAAGTTAATGATCTCATCGATCATGGCTTGGAACTTCCGGTATTTGTTAAAGCGGATCTTACGCTGCTCAAACAGACCCATGATGCCACGGAAGCGTGCAACTTTATCGCCACGGAATCCTTTAACTGGGTGCCATAGCAAGTTATAAAGTCCGTGCTCCCCAAGACAGATTCGTTTGAAGTCAGCCTCCAGGGACGCCTGGTAAGCCACAGCTTCTGACCAGATGTGGACGTTGCTACCTGTGGGGTAATACTGATCACCGTCTTTATGGACGATGCCCCACTCGTAGCACATCTCCATGAGGGCTTCTAACTTCTCCAGGTTGCCCATGATGCGGATGCGTTTGGAGTCAATGATGTAGACCTTGTCATCAAGTCTGCCGCCAAGGGTAAAGACCGTGTAGTCGTTGCGCTCCCTGACGCCAGCAGAGAGGTCAACGCCGATGCCCATGGAATCAAACTCAGTTGGGATCTGACCTTTAACAATCAGATCCGGCGGAATGGCAAGGTCGCTGGTCTGAACAATCTGGTTTTGGTACTGGAAGCTAAAGGAGATAGGGGCCTGGCGCCGCCGCTCACTGAGGTACTCCAGGGACCACATCTCAGGCCAGTAGGACTTCTCCTCTCCTTCATCATCGACGGTGATGGCTGATTGGATAATCTGCACCCAATCGTTGACTGGGACAAAGGTGGTGTTGTGAATGTCGTCATGGCGGAAGCGCGTACCAAGACAGACAGCCCTGGCGCCTTCAAACATGGTGGGAACAATCACGGAGTTCCAGTTATCCTCCATTTCTTTACGGATGTCACGGTTTTTAATATCGGCAGCACTCTTGATAGCATCATCGATGATACACAAATGAGAGCGTTTCGATGTCACAGCCCCCTTAAGACCCGCACAACAAATGGTGAATTCTTCTTCACCGGTTGACTTGATGCCTGCAAACTTCCAGTCAATACTCCAGTACTCATTACTGCTAACCCCTTTGGCAATCTTAACCATCGGGAAAATTTCTTTATACAGTTTGCTATCTTCAATGATCCTTTTAATTGCAGCACTCTTAGGTCTAGCCACATCAACCGTATAAGAAATGTACAAAATCTTTAACGGTTTTTTGTGCAGGGCATGAACACCAATTGCCCACGCAGTAAACAAACCTAAAACAGTTGATTTAGCCGAACCCCGTGGAGCAAGTATGTCAATATTGGGTCCTCCGATCCCAATCAAACACTCCGTATTCTCTCCGGTACATAAGTATTTATGCCACTCTTTATGGTGAGACGCTGGCGGCTTATCGCCAACTACATCACAGAAATAAGCAAAATCAATCCTGGCCCTCTCGATATCAATATTGGAGGTCTTCTTAACAACTTGTTGTTTGGCTGCGGCACGCGCAGTCCTCCGATAAACGGAATACAAACTGGTGCCAGCCATAACTACAAAAGATCTGTACTAAGAGTACAGGACTAAATCTTACGATTCTTCCTGCAAGATCTTTGTCCA